ATTATCGAAATTCATTAATGATTTAATATAAGCAAATTCTAATGAAATTTTCGTCTTAATACTTTCGGATAATTCAACAGCATCTAAATTTATTTTAACAACTGGATTATCGGATTCTATAACAATTGCTTCATTCACAATTTCAGATATTGCATCATCAACAAAATCTATTTGTGCAAAATTTCTATATTGTAAAATGAGTTGAGAGACACTAGAATAAATATGTGAAAAAGATAGATTAGAACCAATTACTCCAGCCTGATTTATTACATCATCAGTTTCATGATATTCAGGAATCTGTCTGATTCCAATTGGGTCGTTTAATGTATCGGGCACTACAAATGAAGGTAGAATATCCTTGAATACTTGTATTAAATTTTGCATATATATTTATTCCTCATTCTTATTTACTTTTGGTCTTTTTCTTAATTCCACCTGTTCGTTTATAAAGCTTTTTCATAATATCTTTATAAATATATGTATCTTCTTTTCTAACAAATTTTGGCATAACATTTTGTAGTGCTAATTCATAATTCTGCGAATCAAAATTCTTTACTTCTGATCTAATATGACTATATAGATATGTTCTAAGTGCATAATACATAATAGCTTCTGGTATCTTTGCTGAATTTATTGCTTTTTTAATATCTGCATACTTAATACGCTTTTTAGACCCTACCATTTTCATCATTTTTCTAACTAAATTTACTCGCCATGTCCAAGGAATATAATGGACATTAATTCCCAACATTCGGTCTCCACCTTTACCTAATAAAATTATTAATGGTAATGTGTCATAATATGGCAACACTTTTTCATCATTTTTAAATTTTGGAGAATAAACATAAAGAAACATTTCGCCTAATCTCATTTTTTTAGGTGAAGTTACCGTATTGACTTTTTCATGATCTTCTTTGTCAATAAGTTTTATTAGATTTAATACTTCTTTTGGTAATGCCATTGTTAACCTTTATTTTTTATTTAAAATATAAGATATTTCTTGTGTTGTTTGACATATCTCACAATAGTTAATTTCTTTCCTTGATAAATCCATAAATTCTATATTCAATATACCAACAATATTTTCATCTTTATCTACTATTGGAGATTGAAGAAACCATTTAATTCCACACTCTTTAAGTGAATATTTAATATTAGAATCGTGAATATCATCGACAATGTATTTATATACTCCTAATGGTCGTTCACATTTATTGCCATGTTCTTCACATTGATTATTTGTTACGCGTGTAGACTTATCTATGCCACCAAAAATCGATGATATAATTGGCCATATTGATATTGCCATTATGTTTTGATAGTTTTCTGCTTCATATGTAACACCTGCATCACATATTTCGTAAGTCCTAGACACCTTCCAGATAGGTTTAGTATTTGTAAATGAACTACCATTTGAAAATTGTGATACATGGACTCTATCCGCGTCTAATTTAATTCTAAGTTCTAATAATTTGTCTCTTATCAATTGATATTCTTCATCAATTTTCTGACCATCAAATGGGTCATGAAAAAATTTATTTAAAAAATGTTTCATTAGTTCAGCAATATAAACGTGAACACCTCTTTTAATTCCACCATATATTAGTCCTATGATGGCCAATCCAATCACTGATACGATATCCATTTTTATTAATCCTTAGTTGGTGTATATTTCTGCATGACTTTTTCTGTTAAAATCATGAATGTCATATTATGTTCTTCTGCATATTTAAAGGCTGCATTCCACTTACAATCATTTATGATAAATTGCTTTACGTTATAGTGATATGATTTACCTTTATATTTTGGTATTTTCGGAATTACTGTCTGTATTAACGGTTTAATCTCAATAATTAATTCTTTTGTTACTCCACGTTTATTTATATACTTAACCCAAACATCAACATAATATCGATGTAATTTATTATCTAATGAACTACGATATGGAACAATAACTTCTTCGCAGCACCACTCAATAAATGCAGGCTGAATATCAAAATATGTATACCATTTTAATTCTAATCCAGAACGAAAGATGATGTTTTTAACATCGCCCTTATATTTACTTGGATTTTTTGGCCTATAAAAACCTTGTTTATATTTAGATTTTGAATTAAGCTTTGGTTTACCATTTTTGATATAATCTTTTTTACTCATTATTACTATTTACTCACATCATAATTAAAGCATTTTGTTTCATATTCTTCTGCTTTATATAAATTTAATCTATCTTCAAAATGCTGAAAGCAATAATTTTCAAAATCTTCAATTGATAAATCATCACATATATCATATACATTTAACATATCTTTCAATAAACATATTCTTAATCCGCGACCTATCGATTGAAATAATGTTATTTTGGTTTTAATTGATTCTGCTAATATAATATTGTGTATATTTTTGATATTAATTCCGGTTCCAAAAACTTTGAAGTTGGCACACACTATATTGTTATTTGATTGCTCTAGGATAGCTCGTATACGCTCTCGCTCTTCTATACTGACCTTTCCATAGACAAGATGAAGCTGATGGCCACTACGTTCATCTATCAGCTTTTGATGTAATTTAAAACCCATTGTTTCGTTGCGCTTAAATAGTATTAATGTATTTCCATTTTGCTTCAGAGCTATCTTTTTAATTAGATTATATTTATAATGCAATTTATTAATATAGTCAATTTCATAACTATATAATTTTGCTCCAACTTTGGTATCTTTACATATAAATTTTTCAGCATCCAATTTAGCTTTTACTTCTAAAAAATCTTCTCTAAATTGTTTTCTAATAGCTTCTGGATATTTGATGTTTACTCTATTAATTAAAAATGGAGATAGGTTTCCTCTTGCAACTTCTTTTTTAACTGTTGTCAATTTATAAATATTTCCATACATACCAATAATTGAAAATTCATTTAATTTTTCATTATCTAGTGTTCCACTCATTCCAATTTTATATTCGGTATTAGAACATAATTCAACTAATCTTTTTATAACTTTTCCTTCGGTTGAACCGGTGTGGCATTCATCAACTAATAGAGCTCCGAATTGTTTGAAATATTCAGGCTTTAAATTCATAAGAGATTGGTATGTCGAAATAACAACCTGTTTAAATGTATGTTTTTCTTGACCACCATAAATTTTATGACAATCCACTGAGAATGGTGTTTCACAATTTCTACTATAATCATCAAAATCACCTACAAGCTGCGTTACTAATTGGATAGATGGAACAATTATAAGAGTTTTTAATCCCATCTTTTTTGTGATATTAGCAATGTTATATAATATAAAAGATTTACCTGTTGCAGTAGGTGAAAGCAATACACAATTTCTTTCTCTTAATCCTATTTCGATACCTTCAATCTGATAATCCCGTCCTTCAAAATGATTATATGGTTTTATAATTTCTTCTATTTTTTTATATGAGAAAACTGTTCTACTTTTATCAAATTTTGTATATGCAACTTCATAATTTGGATTTTGCTTTATGAAATAATCAAGTTTTGATAATAAACCTATTGGAAATAAGTTTCTAGTTAAATCATACATCCTGATTTTACCATCCCAGCTACCTTGTTTGTATGCTGGATGGAATTGATAATTTTCTGCCATAAAAGTAAAATGGTTGGAAATTATTTTAAGGACTTCATAAATGCCTCGTATTTTAACAAACGAACTATTATATTTTTCTACGACGATTGAAAACATCATGAACCATCCAAGAATTTTAATACTTCAATTGCGTTCTTAATTTCATACCCAATCTTTTCAGCCTTTTTCATCCATTTATCTATTGTTCCAACTAATAATGCCTGAATATTAAATTTCTTTAATTCGGCCATATAAAGTGTATCTTTTTTAACATAATATTTTGCTATCTCATTAGATGTTATATTCGTTTCAAAGTCACCATGTCTATAATAGTGAAACCTCTCTGAGAATACTCTATCCATTTGTAGTTCAATCTTATGTAACTTTTGATTTTCAATAGTCCACCTTTTCAAAATCTTATTATGAACATTAGGACCATCAAAAATAATAGTTCTCATGTTATGAGAATATATTGTTAAATCATCTTCGACTTCTTCAAAAAATTCTTTATAATTAAATTCACACATAAATTAATTCCTCAACTTTCTTCAATAATTTCAAAATCTCTAGATTTGAATATAACCATCATTTGGAGTGGCATTCCATCATCTTCTACATCTTGATCAAATGATGCAATATTGAATGGAAAACAATCTTTATAAACAATAATCTTGTTAGATTTATATTTACTATTCAATACGCGAATCGATATATCCGCTAAATCATCATAGTTTTGTTCCATGTCTTCTCCATTTTTAAGATTTTTCATCCATTTTAAAATCTCAGCCAATGCATTCCAACCTTCATCAATATAAAAAGTTATAGCTAAATCATCAATATAAAATGAATCACCAACAATTGGAATTTGAGTTATTGGAGTTGGTTGCATAACTGAACCAATACCAATTCCACCAATAGTTAAATTTTTAACAAAGAATTCTAATGTTTTAACTTCTTTTCGTGATATAATTATTTCAAACTTATTTCTTGAACCAAAGTTTTGTTCGCTCATTTAAATACCTCATTATTATTTACTTTTCAGCTTTTTCAAGTCTATATATTAAGAAATAGCTACTAATTGCTTCAATTAGCTTCCATTTTTGGCATAAGTGTATATTTTTGACTTTCTTCGTGGGTATATACCTACATAACACATTTATGTTATAATAAAATATTATGAATGAAAACATTAAAAAATTGAATCCTCTTGGAAGAATAGCTAAGTGTATTGGCTCTGATCTTCCATTATCTTTATTATTAATTAGTAATAAAGGAACATTACCAGATAGTGCAATTTCTTTTTTAAGCGGAATTGCTCTTTTACCTGCTAATGTAAATTTCAGTTTAAATAGTTTGAAAACATGGTTCAAAAATAATCACTTCGAGAAAACATTTAAACCTGTTACAATTAAAGGTAAAACATACAAAGTTGCATTCGATTTTTATTTTGAAGCATTTCAATCAAACTTCTTTTCAAAGAAACCAATAATAAGTAAAATTAACAATAATCTTTTTATTGCTAACAAGATACTACCTAATCTGAAACTTCTAACACCCCATAAGAGTGTTTACAAGGTTATGATCAATACCAATATCATTCAAACATATAAGGGTGATATGAATAAGCTCTATAAGAGTCTATCATTTGAATTACTTAGAGGATTATCTGAAAAATGTAAAAAAACATTATTCACTAATAATCAAATAGAGAATATATTCGGCTTAAGTAAAAAAGAGATTAATTCTCATCTTAAGGCTGTTCGTGGTTATAAAGAATTCGTATACCGAACTATTGGATGTAATGAGAGTAGAGAGTTAGGTCAAACAAATTCTATTCATACAAAATATAAGCGTCAACAAGTTATAAAGGGTTTCACTATAAAAGTAAATCCTAGAACTAGACATACAAACATTTTAAGCATTAATTACAAATCTCTAGCAACTATAAAAGATAGACTAGAGAAGCATCAAAGACATTTTTCACAAACAGAATTTTATGAAGTTGTATCAAGAAAAAATAACCCTGAGTTAATGAGTCAGAAATGGCAATTTAATGAACAATATGAGTTATTAGGTTTCACTGGAATTACATCTTCAAATAAAGCTCAAGCAATGGGAAAATATATAGATATAAGAAACTTTGGTCAATTTAAACAGAAGAAAAACATTTACACCTATCTAAAAAAATATTTTGATGGTGATAAAAAGTTCTTTAAAAAGACTCTTCATAAATTGATCTCTTTACATACTATCTAATATATTTTTTTCCTTATAACTTAGTTTTATTTTTTAACGTAGTAATACCTTTTCTATGTAAATTTTACTAATTATTATCTTATTAAACTGGTTTCGCAAGCTCAACCAGCTAACAAAAAGACTATTTCATTATGCTATTATATTAATAATTATACTAATGATTTTATTAAATACTCCAGTTTCGCAAGCTCACTGGAACAACACGTATTTATCTAATCAATACTATTTACTTAAGATCATCTTCGTGAAATAAAACATATTGTCAACTATTATAACTAGTATTTATCTATTTTAATTTTATAAGTAGATTATCTTGAATCATCAACAATTTTTATATTAATTGGTTTATCCTTCCTTTTAATATTTTTCATATTTAGCTAAAGAAATGTCAAAAAGACGATCTTAAGATTATCCTAAGATTATCAAAAGCAAAGTGCATTAGAGAAACATATATGTTGCGATATTTTTATGTGATATAATATACTATATAACATATTAGGAGATGATATTTATGGAAAATTATATATCAAATAAAGAGTTTTTAAAAGAGTTACATGTGTTTCATGATGAAAAATTAATATCAAAAAGATTACATGAAATGTTTTATATATTGGCTAGTAGAATTTCAAGGAAAAAATGCTGGTATGCTAAAATATGTAATATGACGATTAAGAATAGAGAGATTAACGAAACCAAATCAGAGCTTATTCATGAAGGCTATTATAAGTGCATTCTAAAGATTAAAAGTTTCGATATAGAGACTAGAGAAAATCCGTTTTCATATTTTACATCCATTGTTCACAACTGTTATAGAGACTTTTTTGCCTTAGATATTAAGCATGATATATTAAGTATGAAAGCTAAAAATGATTATAAATACAAATTTCAAATGAGGTATGGGTTTAAACCAATTGTAACAAATAAGGTAGAAGAATAATGAGTAAAATAAATGTTTGTTGTAAAAAAATTAAAGTATTCATCAAAGAAGAAATTATTTGGGAATGTGTAAACTCAAATCCAAAATATCCAGTTGAATTTTGTATAGATAGTGTGTGTGGACATTATATCATTAGTTTTTGTCCTTTTTGTGGAAAGAAATTAGAGGTTGATAAATGAAAGTAGAACATATTCAAACTGGTATGATATTTGAGATGGAAGAACAAGAAGCAGTAAACTCAACTATCAAAGATGATGGTATACCATGGTTCAACTTAGGTAAACTTGTCGCAGAGCGAACTTCTCCTTTGGAGATAATTTGTAAATAAAATCGCAGAGATGTTTGGTGTTTCAAGTAAAGCAATAGAAAAAAGATGTAAGTTGTTTGGTGTAGATAAGCCTCCAAGGGGTTATTGGGCAAAACGAAGAAGTTTATAATAAGTAAATATGGGACTGTAGCCAAACTGGGAAGGCACTTGGTTTGCAACCAAGAGATTTGTGGGTTCGAGACCCATCAGTTCCACTGAATTGTATTTAAAAAGTATACAATTGTATATTAATAGTATACAGAAGGGGTAATGTATGATTATCAGAGTAAGTTACGGAGATAATGATTTTCAGAGTGATATAGAAAAGGCTTGTTATAATTTCATGGTAGATGTTTCTCAGGGGTTTGATGGTGTGGAAGCAAGCGACTTGTTCAAAACATATTTAAACGAAAATGGTATTGATGATTTACGTCAGAGAATAGTATTAGGTGCTGTAGGTTTTTATATTGCAAAAGAAGCTGTATGGGGTAGATTTGTAGATGGTGGTAGACAAGGCTATAATGACACCCTTTCAACGTTTGATACTATATTGAAATATATTGATGAAATTGTAAAATGTGTAGTTGTGAAAAAATATCAAAGTGCTGATGATAATGGTGAAGTTTGTTATATAGACTTTTTTAAAAATAAAGTTTTTGTTTGTTAGAATTTGCTCATGAAGGTATAGTAAATTATAAGTTATAGCTAAAAAAGGAGCAATGAATTGAAGAAGAATTTAGGGACAAAACCAGTGAACAACCTAGAATTATATAGGCAAATGCGTAAAGAATTGGGTGCTAAGTATAAAACATACAAGGAATACGAAGATAGTGGGGGGGGCTAGTACGAAACTGGCATTACAATTTGCAAAGCTTTCTGAAGAAGAAAAAGAGGAAGATGAAGATGGTCATACATATATTAGAGAGAAAAAAGAATTTTGGGATAATTTTGATATAATATAATGAAAAATTATACGCTAAGAACTGATATGTTTTGTATGAATAGTGATATGTGGCAATCATATCATCAAGTATTTGGTAAAGCAAAAATAATTAAAACTAATATTCCTATAATGATTGATTGTGTTGGTTTAATATCATCTAAGTCTGCTATATCAAACGAAGAAGAAAATGAATTTATGAATGAATTATATAAAGAAGAACGAAGGAGAAGATAAGATTGAAAACATTAATATTAGGTGATTTACATTTAAAAAAGATAGAGTCAAAAATTGAGAATGAATATAG